CTTCAATTTCTTCACAAATTTTTTTGACTTCATCATTTAACTCTAAAGATTTTCTCACATTTGGATTATATCCTTTTACGTTAAAGAATCTTTGACAGATAATGTTCCCACTTAAGGTGAACAAAAATTCTAATTTAGTAGTTTCGTTGTTACTCATTTGTTTTAAATTTTATTACTCTTTTATTTTTCTCTTTACGGGTTAGTCGTAAAAAGGGGTTGAGGAATTTAATCCACGCATCATCTGATTTTGGTAGGACTGTAAACAACCCATCTTCCATCATCATCTTCATCGTGTTCTTGTAGGATCTTCCCTCGGGATCCAATTCTTCATTTATAAGAGCGGTGATTGTTTCTCTTGCCTCGTCGGTGAGAAACGGTTGGTCTAAACTGACAATACTTTCATTTAAAGAAAAGAACTCCTCCCCAAATACACCGTACTTGGTTACACCTGTTAGAAGGTTCGCTACTGTCTTGTTGTTTTTGTCTTCCTCAAACATCTTGTTGGATTTATCAATCACTTGTTGAATGGTGATTGGTCGTTCTCTCAACTCAGGAAATAGGGAAAGGAATTTTTTAATTCCCATATTTTTAATCCCCGCGATATTGTCGGATCGATCCCCACATATCATTTTAACGATTTTAACGTTCTGTATGTGGATTTCTTCGTGTTCGTAAAGGATTTTATCGTCCATCTCATAAAGAAGTCTATGAGAGGGGTTATACACCTTTGTGCGTTCTGAAACTAATTGAGTAAGATCCCCATCAGAAGAGTAGACGATCGTATTTTCTTGACTATTCTGTGAGTAGTATGCAATACAATCGTCAGTTTCACAGTACTGAAATTCTCCTTGTCGGACATAGAGTTCTTCGAGGTACTGTTGTATTCTTCTTCTCTGTCGTGTGTAAGATTCTTTTTCTTTATCAGTTCTAAGTCTTTGTCGACGATTTTCTTTGTACTTGTGGTACATTTTTCTTCGAGTAACCGCACCATCTTCTCCATCCCAAAAAACCACAATCTTATCAAGTCTGTAGTTTTCAAAAGATCTTCTTAGTACGTTTAGAAAGTGATAAATACCACCTATGTGTTCTCCTTTATAGAAGTAATTTTTTACTCCATAAAAACCAATAGTAAGTAAGTTATCTCCGTCTACTAATAAAACTGACATTAATTAACCTTTAAAAGGTTCAACAATCTATTCTTCGTCTTTGATATCAAAATCACCTTCAATACCAAGTTGGTTTTTCCAAAATTCAGAGTATTCTGATTTGTAACCTTCCAACGACTTTTTCTCCTCCGCGGCATCTTTCCCTTTAAGGAAACCATGTGCGGTCACAATGATTCTACCATCTTCATATCCAAGTCCATTGACGTGGTTTTTCATAATAGAAATCTTTGTTCTTGTTGCGAATTTTACCTTTCTCTTATCCTTAACGGCAGAGATTGGATTTGTACCCGCATTCTTTTGATTACCGAATCTGAAAACTAAGGTTGAGTTTAACCAAATAGACTCACCACCTTTTGCTTTAATCTTCGGTTGACTAAATGGGTTATCAGGTAGTTCGACCCATGGTTGGTTTACAATAACAAGAGTATTTGTAAACTCAGAATCCACTCTTCTTGAACCTGAAACTCTTTGGTTAAGTCCCATACCAATTTTATCGGATAGAACCGATGCATTGTGTTGTTTACCACCTTTACCATCAAAGGTCATCTTACATGGTACAGAACCTACCGAATCCCATAAGAAAAGAAGATCATACTCTAACTCTCCTTTTTGTTGGGCATCCAATAACTCATTTATGTAATCTGTGATCTGTTCTATATATTGGAACTCATTGTTAAACAAGAAGAACCCATCATATTCGATCTCACCTGTCGATTCATCAACCACCTCTTCAATTTCGAGTCCCATCAATTTTGCGTGAGGGAAATCCCATTTTTGTTCAGTAATGATGAATACAGGTAATACACCTTTCTTTTGTGCATCCACTGCAGTTTTTACAAGTGCAGTTGTTTTTCCCGTATCAGAATGTCCGAGGAACATATTGATGTGACCCATCGCAGGACCCGGTAAACCGGTAGCATCTAAGAAAGCATCACCTAAATCAAAGAACTTGTCGGCCTTAAACTTCGCCTGTTTAGAGAACTTTGATTTAATACTTTTAAAATCTTTCTTTTTAATTGCCATATTGTCTTTTTAAAAAGGACCCACCCACTCAGGGACCGACTAAGTCGGCATCAACTCCACCACGACGTTTCCGTCAAATTTATTTGGGGTGGGTCCGTGTTTAATTAAAATGGTAGATCGTCGTCCGCTTCTTGTGTTAATTGTGGATCCTCTACCGCTACCTTAGGTGTAATATCACCTCCGAAGTCACTTTCCTCTTCATTCTGAGAAACAAACTTACTTGACTCCTTACTCCACACAGGTGTTTCACCTAACGCTACTAACTGTAGGTATTCTTGTGGTTTAATAGAGTAAACGTCTCTCCAAGTATCAGGATGACTTACCCACTCACTAACTACTTCTGAATCAGTATGTAGTGGTGACTTATCCTCTTGAATGATAGAGTTAATTGATGTATACTCTCTACCATTAGGTGCTTTGTTCAAAGACAATGAGATGATAAGATCTCTACCTTCTTGAGTATCGGTAATGTCACCTTTACTTCTAATGATTGGGATAATCTTATCTAATGGACCATCTCCTTTGTAGTTGTGTTTAAATCTCCAAAATTTTGGTCCGTCTGCTTCATTCTCTCTATCGATAACTTTAACGATGTAGAATTTTCTTGCTCTGTAGTTTCTTGCTAACTTCTTGTCATCTTCACTCCCTGTTGCAAGTAATGTTTTTCTTACTTCATTAAGTGGTGATGGTTCTCCATCTTGCGACGGATCATAAAGTTTCATCCATTTTCCGTCCACTTGAATTTCGTGGAACTCAACCTCTTTGAATGGTGAAGTACCATCTGTGGTTGGTAGGATTCTAATTCTCTTCTGACCATTGGACGCTCCCTTTGGTAGAATTGTTGTGAAGTACCTTTTGAGTCGATCTTCAGACGACATTTGGTTGCCGCTTGCGGCTGGTTGCGTGTTCTTCTCATATTGAGATAAAATCGCATCAAGTGAATTGCTCATAATTATAAATTTTAATTTATTAACGTGTTATAAAAATATACAGAAAAAAAGTCTAAGAGTCAACCCCCTTAGACTTCATAAAGTGAAATATTTCGTAAAAAAATTACCTAAGTGTCAGTAAATAAGAGAGTTTGTTGATTTCTGCCAACATCTCATCTTTGATGTTAAGTAAGTCTGTGTCTTTAGGGTTGATCTCCATCTCCTGAAGAGATACCCTAACAGTTTTGATCATACCTAATACATCCACATCAGAAAGATTCTGAATACTTAGTTGTCTATCTTCCTCACCTAAAACAAACCTACCGTAGATTCCCATCGCAATTTCAACAAAATTATCGATTAGAGCATCCAACTTATCGTAAGTCTCACCAAACGCAATATGTTTAGCATGACTTTTAGTTTGCCAGTGTAAGACTTTTAATTGTGATTGTAATTCTAAAAAAGTTCTGACATTACCACTCAACTTCATTGTCTTCGTCAGGTTCTATATTAAATGAGTCTCTCATTTGTTTATCGCTGTAGTCTTGAACATCTTGTTTTGTGATTACATATTCGTTCTTACCACTTGCCTGCATGTCGAGTTGTTTCTGAGAAAAGAACTCTGAAGGTTTTTGATTAAAAGGATATGAATCCAAAGACCTCATCTCAAGTTTTTCTTGTGGGGTTGGTTCTTTCATGTTCTCAACCTTACCTTCAAGACCGTCAATCTTTGCAATTACATTGTCCATTTGTGACAACTTACTTTCTAAGTCATCTAACTTAGAGAATAGGTCACCCATTTTACCAACTACTTCGTCATTGTCTGATTTCTTAGCATCAAGTTCGTTTTTGATGTTCTGAGTCATATTCACTAAATCAGTGATGTCAATCTCTTCCACATCGAAGTCACCTTCACCACCCTCAACCGGTGCATCTCCCGCAGGTTCTTCTGCCGGCACATCTTCCGCAGGAGCATCTCCCGCAGGTTCTTCAATTGCAGGAATGTCCTCAATAGGATCATCCCCTGTTGGAATATCTTCAGGACTTACTTCTTCCTGTTCGCTGATGACTTTCTTACCATAGTTGTTAATACTATGATGTCTCGCCAATTCCTCTTGTAGTTTTTGTTCTAAGTTCATAATTAATCACTTAATAATTGTCTACCGTCTTCGGTTATGTATTTTTTATTAATTCTCTCAACAAGACCATCTTTACTTCGGATAACGTAACATTCACCTGTGTTCATGTCACATACTTCTTGTTCGGTACCTTCCTCATTAAGGTTTTTTACTCTCTTATTACCTAAGAAATTATCTAATGCCGATCCAACTTTTAAATTATCCATAATATCTTTTTACTATAAATATCAAGTTTTTAGTAATTGTCCTCAGAATGTTTATTGTCTGATGTCAAAGTACACGACATCACCCTCTTGTAGTCTTAAGTCTTTCATAAGTTTAGGCGACATCCCCATACCCGTAATAACCTTAGTACCACTACTATCACCAATAATCACACTATTAACATCCACAGGACCTTCGATATATGGGTCTCCCACCGCAATGTTTAGTTGGGCATTGGAATCGACAGTTTTAGTCCTACCGTTTAGTGGGTTTTTGAAATCAGTCTTACAATTAAAGACGAGGTCTTCAGCAATATTACCCGTCTGTACCTTTTTCTTATCAAAATCTAAGAAGTAATAATAATTACTGTTCGGAGTAATATTGGTATACTTCATTTTAGATGGATTAACTAAACGACTACTATTCGTTATAAGTAGAGGTAATGCTAATGTATTAGGTGTATTTTCATTAATCTTGGTTACCCTCGTTTTATACCAAATTTGACCCTTATACTTAACCTTCTCTATTGTTTGGTTACCGTTATATCCATTGAATGGGACCGCAAATTCAGTCACACCACTATCTGATGTTTTAACCTCACCCGGTATAGTAATGGTTTCTTTTAATTTTGGTCCATTTGTAATGTCTTTATCAGACGCTAATTCCGTTTGTGCCTTGATTTTCGCAAGTGCACTGTTCATTATCTTATCATATAGTATTCTATATGACGCACTGAACGAATCTTTAGGATTAGGTAAACCATCTTTTGGCATTCTAACTCCCGTAAAACTCGTAGTAATGTTATTGTTCTCTATTCTATGTGAAACCTCAACGATCCAATATGCACCTTCAAATAGTGGTACGTTCTTTAATTGGAAATACATTGTGGGTTGTATCATCACGTCACCCATCATTTCAACAGAACAACTGTATGATCTTGTTTTATATATGTCATATAGTTGTGTGTCCACTTGTGTAATACCCGATCCCGATTCAGATCTCGCAGTATTCTCAATGGCGAGGTTACTCTCGAATGTGGATTTAAATTGTGATTGGTCCAACTTGATACTTTTAAAAATCCCTTGATTCTGATCACCAAAACTCACTTCAAAGGCAACAACCTTATTTGAATTTTTAATGTCCTCCCTTTCAAAATAGTTAGGGTCTGTGATTAATACAGGGTTGTCATTAGTACCCCCAACGTTGAATGTGTCATTTTTAAATTTATAGTCTTTGTTAATCGATGATGCATCAACATGTGATGATGGTTTACCCACATATTGAATGATAATCTTAGGTAATGAATATTCAACATCAACATCTAAGAACTTACCAAATAATAGTGATGCCACATCACTTGAGGTTTTAGTTTTACCTCTTCTTGTATCATTACCATAGAAATTCACGTATGAAGGTAGTGGACGTATGTCAAGATTGTTTCTCGATAGTAATTGGGATATTGCGTTGTATAGTCTTAAGTTTTGACTTTCTGGCATTCCTAATGGTATGAGTTTCTTAACATCGAAGAAAAGGTCGTTCCCGATATCTCTATTTGCCTTATCTAAGAATAAGAACTCTTCCATTATCAATCTCTGACCTAATGAGTTACCTGCGGTCCATCTATCATTAAATAATTTAAAATTGTTGTAGACCTCTAACTTAAGTGGGTCCTGACCGAAACTTTTAATAATACCAAGATTATTATTTTTATCCTGTACCCTCTCTAAACCACTCATTCTTGATAGTAATCTATCAAGGAACATGGATAGTCTTTTCTCATGTGGTACAAGTATTTCTGTTCTTAAGTATTCCTCAAAATTTGTTCTACTTGGTTGTTCCCCCGACTGTCTCCAACCCGCATAAGTCTGAATAATTTGTCTATGTGATAAAACATTTTCTTCACTTAACTCAATATTACTCACTGAGAAGAATTCTTGGTAGTACCCATCCATGTCTTCTCCGAGATATAGTTCAATGTATTTAGTGTTATTCGTTAATTGACTAACATTAAACTCACCATTTACGGTTCTTTCAGAAACACCGACATATG